GAATATGCGAAACAATTAGTCGCGAAGGAGGCATAAGCATATGGAAAACGAAACAAAAATAAACAAAACTTCCCGCGCGAGTCAAACTCGAGAGAAAGACTCTCGACCTAAAGTTTGGACTCCACCATCATCTTTAGATGCACCCCCTGCTCCAACAGGATTTAGACACCGTTGGATAAGAGCTGAAAGTATGGGAGTTGATGATACTAAAAATATCATGGGTAAAATGAGGTCTGGATGGGACTTGGTGAGAGCCGATGAATATCCAGAAGGAGATTTCCCTTCTGTACAAGACGGCAAACATTCTGGGGTAATCGGAGTTGGTGGCCTACTGCTGGCTAGGATACCGGAAGAGATCGCGCAGTCTCGAGAACAATACTTTAAACAACAAGTAGCTGATCGAGAACAAGCAGTTGAAAACGACCTTATGAAGGAACAGCATAATGCGATGCCGATCAATCAAGATCGACAAAGCCGTGTAACTTTTGGTGGCTCCAAGAAGAACTAATCTTTTAGTTATTCCGAACCATCAACTAAACTAACAAAGGAGTAAATACAAATGGCAAATAATGACAGTGCATTTGGTTTAAAACCTGTTGGTAAGGTTGGACAAAACGCAGATAACCAGGGTATGTCCGAATACCAGATAGCAGACAACGAAGCGTCTTCTATCTTTCAAGGTGACCCGGTTATACCACAAGCCTCTAACACAGGTTTTATTGATGTGGCAGCTGCTGGGGACGCACTACTTGGTGTGTTCTGGGGTGTAAATTATACAGACCCAACAACTGGAAAACCAACATTTAGAAACCACTATACACAAACAAATATCACTTCTGGTGATATTGACGCTTTCGTATATGACGATCCATACGAGAGATTTGAAGTACAGGGAGACGGTGCTTCAGCAAGAACTGATATATTTAAAGTAGCAGATATCGTGTACGCTACTGGTTCAACAATTAATGGAACATCCAATGTTGAATTAGACGTATCTGATTTAGCTGCAACAGATGGCCAATTAAGAGTCATCGGTATATCAACTGATCCCGACAACAGCGATTTAGGTTCAGCTAACGTGAACTATATCGTTTCAATTAACGAGCATACGCTCAAGCAGGAATTATAGGAGTAATTAAATATGGCTATATCACGTAATCAACTCGTTAAAGAGTTAGAGCCAGGTTTGAATGCACTATTCGGCTTGGAATACAATCGTTATGAAAATCAACACGAGGAAATCTTTACTAAAGAAACTTCAGACAGAGCTTTCGAAGAGGAAGTAATGTTAAGTGGCTTTGGTAATGCCAGTGTTAAACCAGAAGGCTCTTCAGTTGTTTTTGACAACGCACAAGAGACTTACACAGCAAGATATCAGCATGAGACTGTTGCACTAGCTTTCGCAATCACTGAGGAAGCTATTGAAGACAACTTGTATGATAGACTGTCAAGCAGATACACAAAAGCTCTAGCACGTTCAATGGCTAACACCAAACAGGTGAAAGCTGCTAACGTTCTTAACAGAGCTTTTAACTCTAGCTTTTCAGGTGGTGATGGTAAGGAGCTTTGTGCTACTGACCACCCAACTATCTCAGGTACTGTCAGCAATGAGTTATCAACTTCCGCTGACCTTTCTGAAACATCTATTGAACAAGCGTTAATTGATATCGCAGCATTCAAAGATGAAAGAGGATTGAAAGTTGCAGCACAAGGAGTAAAAATGATTATTCCTTCTGAGCTTCAGTTCGTTGCGGAAAGAATCATGAAGTCTGCTAACAGAGTTGGAACAGCAGATAATGATATCAATGCTATGAAGAGCATGGGTATGATCCCACAAGGATATGCAGTTAACAACTACTTAACTGATACTGATGCTTTCTTCATTATCACTGACGTTCCTAACGGTATGAAATACTTTGAAAGATCACCAATCAAAACTTCAATGGAAGGTGATTTTGATACCGGTAACGTAAGATACAAAGCAAGAGAGAGATACTCTTTCGGCTTCTCTGACTTCAGAGGTATCTTTGGTTCACCAGGTGCATAATAAGTAATTTTATAAATACTTTTAAAAGGGGCCTTATGGCCCCTTTTTTTATGGGAAAATACATTGACTTTATGGGAAATTAATGTACAAAATAAAAGCGGATAATATTGACAAGGAGATATATTATGGCCGCAGTATCACAGTCTTTAATCGCTGAGAAAATTAAACTCGAATCTCAGTGGAATTCTCAGTATATTAATTCTGGTAAGGAAACTCTTGAGATGAAATCTATTGAAGAGAGAATCAAAAGAATCTTAGCAAAATTAAGGTGGAGACATCAAGACTATGAGAGTCATTTATTTTTTAAATAGACTTGCTCTCTAAATAAAAAGGTTTATATTTAACCTTCTAGGAAAAACAACATCATACAGACTGACCTAGCAGACGCACGTAGAGACTGTATGTATTTTTACTACGGAGGTAAAATATGGGAACAACCACATTTCAAGGTCCAGTTGTATCTAAAAAAGGTTTTTTTAATACAGGACCCGGTAACGTTATAACAGTAAATTCAAGTGACAGCTTGACAGTTGCAGATCACGCAGGAAGAATTGTTTACAATTCTGCTGCAGGTGCAGTGACTTATACATTACCAGCAACAAACGCAAATTCTGATTCTGCAGTAGCAGGACCAGGACCAGACTTAAACAATCTAAGCAACGTCGGAGCTTCTATCGAAATTTTTGCAGATATTACAAAGACAGGTGACTTAGTTGTGCAAGTTGCAAATGCAACTGACGTAATGGTTGGAAGTGCATTATTTATTGATGACTCATCCGACAACGCCGTTGGTTTTGAAACAGCCGCAACATCAGACACTATTACTTTAAATGGTAGTACAACTGGTGGTGTGACTTATGCAAAGATTGTTTGTACAGTCCTTGCTTCAGGTAAATGGAAAGTATCTGTTGATTCCGGATGTACTGGAACACCAGCAACACCATTTAGCGCAGCAGTAAGCTAATATTAATTAACTCGAGGTGGGGTGTAATGACCCCACCTTTGAAAAGGAGATAAAATGGCCGATACAGTAACAACAAGAACTCTTTTTGACGGAGATAAAAAACTTATAACAAGTTATGTCAATGTTTCAGACGGATCAGGAGGAACAACAAAGATAGTCGATGTTTCTGCACTGAATACAAATGCAAAAGGGCAGACCTGCACTACAGTAACTTTAAACAAAATTTGGTTTAATGTTTCAGCAGCTGCTACAGCACCAATTCAAATTCAATGGGATCTTTCTTCAGGTACTCAAACACCTTTACTAGCACTAAATGAAACTGATAATTATGATTTTAGTTCTTTAGGTGGTATAGGTAACCCTAAAGAAAGTAACTATACAGGTGATATTGATGTGGTGGCTCCTGCTGCAGCAACTTCAGGGGAAACTTCTACTTTAATTTGTGAGTGGATTAAAAACTACTAGGGGTTCAAATGGCTACATCTGGTACTACATCATTTGACCTTGATATAGATGAGGTTATTCAAGAAGCATAAGAACGTTGTGGTGTTACAGCGAGAACTGGTTATGGTTTAAAAAGCGCTCGACGTTCTTTAAATATTCTTTTTTCTGAATGGGGTAATAGGGGCCTACATTTATGGAAAGTAGCCTTGGCTTCTGTACCTCTAGTAGAAGGTCAAGCAGAATATAACTATGCTAGTGATAATACTAATTTTCCAAACGACATTAATGAAGTATTAGAAGCGTATGTTAGAAATAATTCAACAACCACTGCACCTGTAGATACACCTATTTCAAAAATAGATAGGTCTACTTATTCTGCAATAGCAAACAAATTATCTAAAGGAACACCTAGTCAATATTATGTGGATAGGACAACAACACCTAGTATTTTTCTTTATCAAACACCAAGTAGCACTTTTTCTGGATCTAGTTATTTATTGAAATTTTACTATTTAAAAAGAATTCAAGATGCGGGAGCATACACGAATCAAGGTGATATTGTGTATCGATTTATTCCCTGTATGTGTGCGGGACTAGCTTATTATTTAAGTTTAAAAATAGCTCCAGAGAGAACACAAAATTTAAAATTATTATATGAGGATGAGTTACAAAGAGCTCTAGTAGAGGACAGTTCTTCTACTAGCACTTATTTGACTCCAAAGATATATTTTCCAACACAATGAGTTTCGCAAAAGGTAAATATGCAAAAGCAATATCTGATAGAAGTGGTATGGCTTTTCCTTATAATGAAATGGTTAAAGAATGGAACGGTGCTTTGGTTCATATTTCGGAATATGAAGCAAAACAACCACAATTAGAATTAAAAGTTGAAGTAGCAGATCCAGAGGCTCTACTAAATTCTAGAACAGATAGAACAGAGCCAAGTGTTCCTGTTGTTTTACCATTTAATCCTTTTACTACTGTTGCTTCAAGTCAAGCTTTCGTAAATGTTTTTTCTCCAGGTCATGGTAGATCAACAGGAGATACTGTAAGATTTAGAGGACCAACAACAACAGGAAATGGTTCTGGTAATACACAATATGCTTCTATTCCTAGTTTCGATGGTATTACAGATATTAATTCTAGTTCAGGATTCACAATAACAGTAGGTCAAAAAAATTCATCAGGAGGTGTTGTAACAGATACAACATCTGACTATTATCATTTTTCAAGTAGTGATACAGCAACATCAGGTTCTGTTTCTAGTGGCAACGATGGTTGCTCTGCAGGTCCTGTTACATTGGAGGCATAATGGCAAAAACATTAAGTGATTTAAGAACAGATATTAGAAACTACACAGAGGTAGATAGTAATGTTTTATCTGATACTGTTTTATCAACAATTATATCTAACGCAGAAGCTAGAATATTTAGAACAGTAGATTCCGATGACACAAAATTTTATGCAACATCAGAAACTACAACAGGTAACAGATATATAACAGTTCCTGTTGGAACAATTATTATTCGATATGTACAACTAACAAACCCTAGCAGTTCTGATCAAGTTTATCTAGAACAAGTAGATAGTTCTTTTATGGCTGAGTTTTTTGCTGATCCAGATAATTCAAATGATTATGCACAACCAAAATATTATGCTCAATGGGATTCTGATAACTGGGTCGTAGCCCCTACACCAGATCAAGCCTATGCTTTAACTATGGCCTATATTAAAAAACCCGACAGTATTACAACCTCAGATTCAACAACAACTTACCTATCAACATATGTATATGATTTACTATTATATGCTTGTCTTTCAGAAGCCTTTAAATACTTGAAAGGACCAACTAATATGTTAGATTTGTATGAACGTTCATATCAAGAAGCTGTTCAGACATTTGCTGTTGAACAACAAGGACGCAGACGTAGAGACGAATACACCAGTGGAGCTATTAGAACTTTAATTGATGCCCCACTACCAAAGTACAAATAAGGAGTAAAAAATGGCAAACATAATACCTGATTCTTTTAAAGAAGAAATTTTAAAAGGAACACATAATTTTACATCTAGTGGAGGCGACAGCTTCAAACTAGCCTTGTACACCGATATCTCAGGTCTTTCAACATCAACTACCGCTTTTACTGCAACTAATGAAGTGAGCACTTCTGGAACAAATTATACTTCTGGTGGTAATGCTCTAACAAATAGTGGAGTAGCAGTGGCAAGTAATACTGCTTTTATTGATTTTGCGGATTTAACTTTTTCTTCTGTTACACTAAGTGCAGTGGGAGCGATGATCTACAACGATGATAACAGTGATAAGATTTGTTTGATTTTAGATTTCGGTGGAACAAAGACAGCAACAAACGGAGACTTTATTATTCAGTTTCCAGCTGCTGGTGCATCAACAGCTATCTTTAGAATAGCGTAGGAGAATAAATGGCACTTATTGTTAATGATAGAGTAAAAGAAACTACAACCACAACCGGCACAGGAACAATTACATTAGGTGGTGCGTCTACTGGTTTTGAAACTTTTGCAGCAGGGATAGGTAATTCTAATACAACTTATTATTGTATTACACTTCCAGGAAGCGCAGAGTTTGAAGTTGGTTTAGGTACCCTTAGTGGTGATTCTTCTACTTTAGCGAGAACAACAGTAATTAGTAGTTCTAACAGTGATAGTGCTGTTAATTTTTCTTCAGGTACTAAAGATGTTTTTTGTACATTACCTGCAAGTAAAGCAATTATTAAAGACGCTAATGGTGCTCTTGCGAGTACCACAATGTCAGGCGCTCTTGATCTTAATGGTAATGAATTAGTTTTAGATGTTGACGGTGACACAAGTATTACAGCGGACACCGATGATCAAATAGATATTAAAATAGCCAACGTTGATGTTGCTAATTTAACAACAGCGAACAGCGGTGACTTAGTTATCAAGACAGCAGTTTCAGATAAAGATTTTTCTATTAAAGGTAATGACGGTGGATCTGAAATTACAGCATTATCTTTAGACATGTCAGCAGCGGGAGCTGCAACATTCAACGATGATGTAGTTGTAGGCTCTAAATTAAAAATGCCTACGAATACAGCAAATAAAATTTTAGTAGCAGACGGCACAAGTTTTGAAGAAGTTGATTTATCTGGAGACGCTACAATAGCTTCTGGTGGTGCAATAACTTTAGCAAACTCTGGTGTGACTGCAGCTAGTTATACAGCAACAAATTTAACAGTAGACGCAAAAGGACGAATTACGTCAGCTTCTAATGGAGCTGCAGGTGCTTCTGCGGGCTTCGTGATTGCAATGGCCGTGGCGCTGTGATATAAAATGAATAAAAGGAGATAAATAAGTGGCCCAAGATTTTGAGAGAGCTGTAGCAGCAGATGGTTCGGGAGACGTAGCTATCGGTACAACTGCTAGAACAATAATTACATCTAATTCTGATGATGCAATTATTGGTATTAGATTATCAAATATAACAACAGCTACAATTAAAGCAGATATTTATATTACTAGCACTGCTAGTGGTGGGTCCGCAGATTCTTACATCGTTAAGAATGCTCCTATTCCAAGTGGTGGTTCATTAGAGCTTATCGATGGTGGTGCGAAAATTGTACTTTTATCGGGCGACGTTCTGAAAGCAAAATCAGACACTGCAGATAGTTTAAATGTATGGGTATCTTATATAGATAGCATTAGCACCTAGGAGGTATTATGGGATATTTAGGTAATCCAGTCACACAAGATTTCACCTCTTCAACTTCAGTTCAAAGTTTAACAGGTGATGGTAGTACAGCTTATTCACTATCAGCTAGTGTAGCCGTACCAGAAGATAT